TTGTTCAATAATCTGAAGTGAATCTTCATTATACTGAGTCATCGCATATAACTTAAAACTTAAATTATATGGAACTGGCATAAAAACTTTTCTTGCACTCTTTGATCCATCTTTTGTAAATGCCTTGAAAGTTTGCATTGTCGAAACTTTTCTTGCAGGATCATATGATATACCATCCATCTCAAATGCTAAACGAGGCAAAGTTATCGCAACTCTCTTTCTTAAATCTGGTTTCTGTTCTAATCTTGCTAAGAACTTCTCTGTTGGGCCATAAGCAATTGGAACTCTCACAGTTGAAAATGCACCACCTGCAGCAGTCTGATGTTTTATATCAATTGTGTTAAAAAGAGTACCAAAGGCTATAATAGTCCTTCTGATAATTTCATGGTAATAATAGGTTCCTAACATAACTTAAACAGGACTTATCCAAACTATTTAGAAATCACCGAACGGATTGTCTTCAGAAAAGTCAATAATTGAGTCTGCCTCGGACTCAACAACTATATTTTCGTTATAATTATCGTATTCATCTTGATCTGATACGTTTCTTACAATGTACTCAGAGTCAGATCCTAACATCGTTGTTCCAATACCTACAACTGTTTCACCAGGTGCAAATCCACTTCCAGCAACATTTGTAACTTTGAGTATTCTATCGTCACTATCCCAATCAGAAACAAATGCTGTAGTTCCAGTCGAAACACCTCTAACCAATTCCTTAAACAGATAGTTTCCAGTTGCTAATCCAGCTCTTACTGGTGGATCTATTGTTATAGTTGGAGTTGCAGTGTATCCAACACCAGCAAATGAGTATCTAATTGATGCAACTTGACCAAGAGTATTGACAATTGCAACTGCCTGTGCAGTTGATCCGATACCAATATTAGTATCCAATCCAACAGGATTGATCTTAACATTTGGAACAGTAGCGTAACTCGCACCAGAGTTGTTTATAGTTGGTGTTGCAAGTGTTCCAGTTGCTAGGATCGCAGTCGCAGCAGCACCAGTTCCAAATGCATTTTGACTTCTAATTGTAACTGTTGGTATAGTTGTATAACCAAAACCAGGATTAGTTATTTCAATACGATCTATTGATTGTCCAGTCTGACCACTTCGACTTGTCATGATTGCAACAGCAGTTGCATTAAATCCTATACTTGGTGCTGATGATATACCAACTAAAGGTGGTAATGTATATCCAGTTCCATCATTTATTAAATCAATCTTAGTGACTGATTCACCAGTATTGGTGCTTTTACCTGGTGCATTTATTGATAATTGAACAGATGCTGTTGCTGTTGAAGCAGCAATACTTACCATACTCAACCTTGTAGTAAATCCAAATTCAACAGCTGCCTTATCAACCTCTTCGATTCCGACATCAATATTTTCATCAAGAGCATAATCCATTACCTCACAACTTAGAGTATAAACATAAAGATTATTTAATTGATAAAATGGTTTTTTTCCTTCAACATACTTAATTTCAAACATTGTATTATCAAGAGGAAAATAAATTAAATCTCCTTCTTCTGGTCTTGATGCCAATTGTATATCAGAATCTGCACCCAAGAATGGACTAATGAAATCTTCATATCTTTCTTTTGATACTACAAATGTCACTGCATCTGTAGTCTGTACTCCAAATTTTTGTAGTATGTCTCCATTGCCTTCAAATCCTTGATAATTTAATAGATATGCTTCCATACGATAAGCATCATCAAATGTAGAGGCCACAACCTCTTTCATAATTGTTTTTTTGTTTACAATTTTACGAGGAAGATAAACTATATCTTGACCATAAATTTTTAGTTGCTCATTTATAAGATCTTGAACTAATCTCTGTTCACTTGAAGATCCTTGTAAAAAATACGGAGAAAGTGGCATAACATTATCCTATAAAATCAAGTGGTGGTAATTCGTACTCCGTCTTGAGTGTATTTTCTAATTCTTCAAGTTCTCTGATTGCATCTTCATATATTTCTCTACCATTCAATGCAACACCGCCAGGCAACATTACACCTTGGAATTTGATTAAATTCATTCCCCATTGCTTCTTGATTAATGCTGTTGCATATTTCTTTAACCAAAAATCATTGTATATTTTGCTTACATCTGCTGGATCTAAAAGACGATAACCATCAATAATTATAAAAGTATCATCAGACATCTGTGCAAAATCAATATCTAGATATAATCTACCTTGTTTCTTATTAAATCTTATCTGAGTATCTGGTGTGATGATTCGACTTAAATCTTCAAGATAAGTCTTTGTCATTGTATAATTTAATAAATCAAGTGCACCATAATAGTAAAGATCATTTAAAAATATTTGATATTTGATATTAAATAAACCACTTGATATAGTGCTGTTATCTATTTTAAGAACTCTTTCTACACCCAATACGTGGTCAGGTAATTGTATAAAATTCTGTGCTTCTTCAAATGTAGTAGTTGTTATACCAACTGTAGAATTAGCAGTAGTTGTAGTAACACCAGTTCTTAATGATTCTTTATTTTCTTTAGTTACCTTATGTTTCAGTAACATTCTTTCAATACCATCAAAATGACGTTCTTGAAAGTATTGAATAGCATCATCAATAAGATCATCAATTTGATCGTCATCCACGTTGATTTCCAGCACAGGATAACCTAATTTTCTTAAGCAGTAATCTATTAATCCTTGCCTTGTGGATGGCTTACTCATTTTTTAATTCCTCTTTTAGGACTCTGTAATGCATCAAATTTTTGCTGTAAATCCATATAATCTTTAGTCATGGATTCCATTTTTGCTTCTAATAATATATTTTGATTAACTAATGTTGATAATTTCTTATGGTAATGATTAATCAAAATATTCACATCAACTTCACTATTCATAGTATCAGAATTGACCTCCATCAATTGTCGTTGTCCACTTCGGTATGCCACTGGCATCCGTTGTGAGTATAAAGTTTGAGGTAGTTATGCCAGCAGTTGTGCCAGCAGCACCAACCATCTTACCAGTAGTATCGAAGTAAAGAACTCCGTTACCAGCTGTTGAATAATCTCCACTTTGGAAATATATTCCTTTTATATCTAGGAAACCTTTTGTACCACTTAAAACATTGCCAGTAATTGTTGCATCAGGAATGTATGTAAATGATCTTGCTGGTGCATTACTAGTTTCACCTGTACTATCATTATAACCAAAGAATCCAGTTTTGTTATTACCTACTCCAGTGCTTGTATTATAGTTGAAAGAAACACCACGATCAGTATTAGTATCAAAACCATGAGTAACTGTTAATTGTGTAGTCGTTACGATACCACTAGTTGTTTGACCATTTATGAATACAGTAGAAACACCAGCTGATGAGACATATGAATGAATTGTTGTAGTTCCTGCACCTGGCAATGAATTACTACCACTTATCTGGTCTCCAGTATTGATACCTACGATTGAATCTAAAGTAATTGCAGATGTTCCAGATCCAACTGTTTTCATCACAGTTCTCTTACTTGTCACATCACCAATATTCATTATTGGATCATTCAATGATGTGTTTGTAGAGTTAACAGTAGTTGTGGTTCCATCAACCTGTAAACTACCTTTAATGATAACTACACCATCACTATCCAAACCATCTGGATATGGATCAATGAATATTGTATTTCCACCACCAGATTTACTACTAATAACGTTAGATGAGATTCCAATGTTATCAATTACTAATCCATCACCGATACCAGGATTTACTATCTCAAGAGGAACACCATCAAATATTACACCTTTACAAGAAGATTGTTTGGTTACTCGAACATGATCTGTTCCGTTTTCATCAAACTCAATACTTAGATCCTCATTCATACCAAAACTTAGTTTGGTATCATCATTGATTATGACTTGTCCACTACCATTGGGTACAAAACGAATATCCCCATTGGGATTGTTTGAATATATTGTACTTCCATCAAATGTTAATTCATCTACAGTCCAACTATCTACCGTTGGTAAAGGTTGTGCTGCATATGCTGGCCCAAATCCTGAAGAACCTCCACCTGGATGGCGAGCAGCTACATCTGAATTTAAAATTGGTATAAAACCGTTTGCTTGTGTGGCATTAAAAGCATTGGTTTTACCTCTAACTTCACCTGGCCCATTAGCCATCATATCGGTAAAGTATTTACCACCAATAACTATTGGATCTGGATCTGGAGTATTATTATCTCCAACAAACAGTCTTGAACCTAAATTTCCACTGGTACCAGGTGCGATTGTAACCGCAAGTTCACCATAGTTTATAGTTGACGGAGCAGCATTGCCAGTCGATCTTTTTACTCGTATTATACTGGCCATTTAAAAACTTCCCCCATTAATGTTTAAATTTTGTGTTGCTCCTGGTGTTAATTCTAATGTTGCTTCAAATTTACTCGTTGCTGCATTAAATACCAAGACCATTCCATTTTGTAGACCACCAGATATATCTACGTCTGATAATCCACCTAAAGTTCCCCCACTACCAGCTAGAGAGGATATAACTTTATTCGCATTTCTTGAACCGACTCTGACTTTTATTTCAGACATTTTAATTAACCTGTAGTAACTCCAGCAGTAACAATTGCACTTCCACTAACAATTCTTGTTTTCAAAGAACCATCATTTAATAACACATCATAACTATATCTACCTGCTTTTAAAGCAGATGTAATAGAAGACCCTAATGCAATTTTTAATTGCCCTTGAGCACGGTTCGGAAACGATACCGTAAATGCTGCCTTATCATTCAATGAGGCAGGATGTTTCTTCAATTTTGATGTAGCTGTATATCCAGATAAATCTAGAGGTGCATTTGATGCGTTTTCTAAATTAAAAATCTGGTTAAAGTCAGCACCAGCATCAATTACTATGTTACTAATATATGCTGCCATTATTTAACTAATTAGAATCTATCTTGGAATATTTATAAATCATTTATCCATAATATTTCGAAGAAGAGTTTTTATCTCATCCATATCCTGTTTTAAAGAATCCAAATCACTACGCATATTATCAAATTTCTTTTTTTCTGCGTATTTTTTCTCAGATAATTTTATGAACTTATCAAATTCACTCTGATTTTTACTGATAATCGCATTTGAATCAATATCTCTCACAAGAGAGACATCAGATTTAACTTTTATGTGTTTGTTCATTAGTCGTCAATTTGGAATGATCTAAGTGCAATTGCTCTAAAGTTCTTAAGTCTAGGTGGTTTTGCTTGACTAGTTGATGTCATTACAACTTTAATCATAAATCCAGTAAACTGTGCAGTGTTTTCAACAGTAAACTTATATTCACTAAAAGCATTTCTAATTGCATTTGCATTTACAGTCTTATCTGGTAATCCATTTGTGTTGAATGGAATATAGTTTTGATTCTTATCATCTCCATCACCTCTGAATAGTTTGTAGAAGACTCTAAACTCACCTTCAGGTTCTCTATGTCCGTCAAATTGAACAAATATAGAGTTAGAAACAAATTCTAAATTAATTCTTCTTGTTTCATAAATCGCAGTATTTGGATCTAAACCAGATATTTTTGGTCTACTATCAGTTTCAAAATTGGTTACTTTATCATCAACTAAGTTACTCATTGCAACAATATTCAAAGTATCCAAATCAACAACTGGGGATACATCCTCTTTGGTAGTTGAAAGAGTTAATTCCAGACCGAATGACTTTTGACTACCTAATAAATCAAGTTCATTTATCCTTGATGCAACAATTCTTGGACTATCAAGATAGTTTAACTGATTAAGAGCTATGGTTTCATAACCTTTATCCACAAATGATGCTTCATTACCACTTAAACTTGTTCCTGAAGTTGTTTTAATTCTTCCAGTTATATCAGTTCCAGTAGGTGTTATAGATGTAATTCTGGGATCTATTATTTCAAATGGAACATTCTGTGAAATATGAAGTGCACTTCCACCACCAGTTTTAGTGATATCAAATGCTTTTCCACCAGTTGCAACTTTTAGGTAGTAACTATCAAATGTTTTTTCTCTTGAATCAATATTATGGTCTTTATTAATTTTTCTTAGAGACACACCATTAAACTCATATTTCTGTGCAATACTTGATGAAGTATGGTTAGATTTGAAACTTGAATCAACAGATCTACCACCACTTGCAATTGTTATTTGATTATTTGAAATTGCATTATATGCGATAATTTCTCTATCAATTAACAAGTATCCAGTATGTCCAGCTCCAACTGCAGTTCCTTCAAAAGTCGTAAAGTCAGCACCACTTGTAAGATCTATAGTTGTGCTATCATCATCTATATTTGAAGTTAATAGAGTTGGTTTTACATCAGGATGGAAATTAGAAACTCTTACTTTGTTTGTGCTTGAGTGCATTCCGTGATTTCTGTGATCAACTTTAAGAGTATATCCATCTCGAATTGGATCAGAACTAATTCCAGTAATGTTGGCAGCAGTAATCGGAATATTTACACCACTAGTAGTGATGTGAGTCATATTCTGATTATCTACAAAAGTATCCTTAACATTATCAACTACCAACAAGTTAGTATTAGTTGTATTCTTAACTACGACTCTTACCCCTGATCCATTAAATCCAACAGAATTCATAAGTAGTAAATCACCTGCTTGATATCCAGTTCCACCATTCGTAATATTAATATTTGCAGTACCTAGTGCACCACCTGCTTGGACTGATACTGTTGCAGTTGCACCTTGACCAAATCCAGTCAAACTTGTAAATCCAATTCCAGAAAATGTTCCTTGTGTTAGTCCGATACCAGTGTTTGGAACTAAGTCTACTTTACTTGTACCAGTTGTAATTGCTCCACCAGAAGCAGTTATACGACCAGTATTAGTCCCTTGCTTGAGTTCAGATCCAGCTCCAAATGAAGTTGTAGTTGATGCTATTGAAACATTTAATCTTTTTGAATATGCAACAACAGGATTTTCTTTTCTAATTTTTTGTAACTGTAATTCACTGTTAGATAAAAGAATACTAGATGGTGTATTAGTTACAAATTTTGCTTTGTTAAGTTTAAACTTAAGGTCTTCTAACTGACTTGGTGTCCAAGTAGAACTGTTTTGTGATTTAAATAATGAACCTAGATATGGTTGTCTATTACTTACAGATTGAAGAATTAAATCCTCTTCACCCATTCTAGTGATATAAGTAAGATATTTTTCAGTTGGTGCTACTAAAACTAATGCATACTCATATCCACTTTGTAAATATACTGGAGTATTAAATTTAAAGTTAGTTGCTACAGTTGGATCATCAGAGGCATTTACTTGTGCTGGATCAATTTGTACCTCACCAAACGGTAAAATAGTGGTTGTTGGTGAACCGTCTCTCATTGTTCTTATTTGAACAGTTACAGGAACTTCATTATCTTTAGTCTTAAAGAATAACTCACCACCTGTTATAAAGATGCCATCTTGATATTGATCTCTTTCAACTAAGAATGATTGAGCTAGGGGATCATACCAACCAGTATCGGAAATAGTTGTTACAGTATCTTCTTCTTGTCTAGTCTGTGTAAACAACCTAGATATTGGTTGATCATTACCAATTTGTTGTCTTTCAATTTGAGGTGTTCGAATTGAAAGTGATTGTTCCTGTGTATTTGTCTGATAACCAGTCGCTAGATAATCTGTTTCTGCAGAACTTTCACCAGGATCCAATACGCTCGCATTGGTTGGACTTGTAGTAATCCTAATTGTGTTGGTTCCAGTGCTAAACAAAGGATTACCTTCTATAGTTGGATCAGGTATATGTAATGAGAAAATTAAACTTCCATCAGAATCACTCACTAAACTTAAATCACTAACAGTTGCTTCTGCATCACCATCAGCATTTACTAAGTTCATTCCTTTTTTAACATACCCAATATGATCTGGTTCAGTAAAGAATGCTAATCCACCAGTATCAACATTTAATATTGTGCTTGTACTAGAATATGTGTCAGGCAAAGATGCTGAATCATATGGATTTATTTCATATGTTTCTGTTGGTTCATTAAATGGCCCTATCTTATGATTTGAACTAGTGAGTCTAAAATGAATACTTGCTTTTCCAGGAGTTCCTGGTGGATGTTCTACGCTGTACATTAAATCGCCAGTCGAGAATGATCCCCTTGTCATGACAACTGGAAGAAGTTTAGGAACAGCATACGCTGTCATATCCTGATTTTCTACAAATACATAATATCTCGTATTTGGTTTTAATCTTTTCCCAACAATTTCAATATTTCTAGATCTAACATTATATAATACATCTATACCAAGAACTTTATTACCTAAATCAATCACTTGATCATTTGGTGTTAATTCGAGACCAAATGTTCTCTCAATACCTGTTTCTTCAAATGTTTGCGTAATTGTATTTAAAACCTCTTGAGTGGTGGTTGTAATCTCTCTTATACCGTTCCCACTTAAATGTTCTACAGTTGTATTTGATGATAAAACTTGAGAATCAGTAACTTCTTCACCAAGGAATGTTGCACTATCTCTACCATTCCAAGTTTGTTCATGTGAATTCCAGAAACTAGATGCCATACCACCATTTTCACGATCTTCAACATCTAATAGTACTCCAAGTGCAGCAAATCCAGTGTCAATGTTAAAGACATCTGGAGCTCCAAGAGGAACTTCTTCAATCCAAAAATCTGATTCTGGATTTAATTGTATTGTTCCTGCAAATAATGCTATGTGGAAAGGATTTAAATTTTCTGTTCTTGTTGCAAATGGTTGTGATACGAATTCTACCTCTGTATATTTTAAAAGTAAAGCAGGGCCTCCTCTTGAAATATTTCCATCAACAAAATCTTCAGACCATCTATAATCAGTAGTAATTGGATTTGATTGTGTGCTAACAGTTTCATGTATTAAGGCAACATTTCTTTCTGTTGATCTTGGTCTACACTCACCTCTTACAAGATCAATATCAAATTTAGATTCTCCTTTTAAATTATGAGTTAAATGATCTTTAAAATTATCTACAAAGAAACCAGATTTAAATTTATCCAATCCAGTATTTGGATCTTTAATTGATAAATTTTTAGTATCAGTTTCTAGTAATGATAATGTTGTATAATTTTCTAAATTTTTAATTCTATTTTCGAGACTACCAATATCTTTCATTGTATATCTCTTATGTTTAACTTTCTTTACAGTAACTTCTTTACTAGCATTACGAACATAAGGAGGATATGAGATTGAAGCAACTTCAAAAGCCTCTTCATTTGGTAAAGGTAACTTAGGAAGTCTTGATGGAGTTCCCTCTTTTACGGAAAATACTTTATCTTTTGTTAGATATAATCTATCAACTCGACCCTGATAGTAAGAGTAATCAACTACAACACTTTTATTTGATACTATAACTTCAGACTGTGTTGAAGCAAAAGATCTTGATCCAAAAGCAAATGGTGATTTATTATTTGCAGTAAATGGTGCAACCCTAGGTCTAAAATCAATAAAGTCTGAAGCAAATTTATCAAATACAAATGGTATATCTTTACTATAACTTAATGTATTATAACTATTGACTGTTTCAATAGTTCCTGAATTCTCATTATTAATTAAGTAATCAAATATAATTCTTAATTTACGAGTTGGTTTTTCTGCATCTGATTTCCTCACAATTCGAGAAAAGTCTGCAAATTCTAGTCTTTGACCATCATCTAAAGTATAATTATTAAGTAAATTTCGATCACCAGGTAGAACACTTGTTAGTGTTGCGAATATTCCAGATATTTTGAGTGATATATTCTCTCCTACCTCAAAAGTATTTTGATTCTCATAAACAAATGAAATTGAAGTTCCAGATACAACAGAAACAACACGAGCCACTGCACCTGAAGTTCCACCAATAAATTGTTCTCCAACCACTACATTTCCAGTAAATGTTGCTGTTGCATCAGTTGCAATTAGAGTTGGCAAATCTGGATTATTTGTATCATTCGATTCAAAAATTGCTAGTATACGAGATACCTCTGGAACATTTAATGATATCTCTTCATCCTGAACTCTTGTTCCATAATACTGGCTGTATGTTAGACCATCATCAAGAGAAGTAGTTCCAATACCAGATGATGTGGACTCTGACTTAGATACAATTAAATCACTACACCTTACGATTGATTTTTCTTTAGATGCCAATTTACTTCTTCTTACAGCAACTGTTAATACTGCGTCACCACTTGCTTTCGATAATCCCTTGATTACTACAGACTTACCATTTGTTGCAACTTCTACCATCGGATCACGAAGTGTCTCAACAAATCCAAGATCTGATGTTGTATCAATTTCTAAAGTATAGTTTGATGTTGTAAATGGTTCAAAAAACAAGTCATCAGTGCTTAAACCTGTTATGTCAGATATATTAAATGTTACTTGACTAGCACTATATCCTGTTTTTGTGATTTGTTTCCTGATAATGTATGAACTATCCAATACATTCATTGATGCAACAAAATCATCTGCCAACTTGACTCTAAAGCCAGGATCATCTGCTTCGTTTAATGTCGGAATTACAACACTTAAACCAGATCTGGTTTCATTATTAACACTACCATCACAAACACCATCTACATCTGCAACTGCTGCAAGACCTACAGCATTTTGAGTAACTGATGTAACTCTATTAAATGTAGGAACATCTTGACCTGATGTTCCATATGTAATAATATCACCAATGTGTAATTGACTTCTAAAATCAGTAACTTGGCCAGATGCTAACGAATTGCCACCACTTATAACAAGTTCAACACCTTCAGAAAATACTTTTTTTGTACGATCTAATGATAAGTTTGCAGCAAAAGTTGTAGTTCCACTTCCAACACCATTAACGACACCAACATCACTATGAACTGACTTAATATCTTCAAAACTATTATCTACAATACTTGTAATATTATTGCCAATCTCAATGCCATTTACTATTAAAGGTTCATTTATCTGAAACTCTCCAATAACATCACGAACAGTTATTGTGCTTACATTTGTTTTTGCACCTAAAGCAGCATATCCAACTGCTCCACTATACTTACCCTTTACGTGAGCATCTGCTCCGTGTGATAATACAGTTGCAATACCTACAACTGTATATAATTGCATATCATAGAACTTTAGATCAAAAGTTGTGACAGCTATTCCTGTTGAAGTTTTTTGTGAATAATCGTACGCTCTTGCATTACCTATGATTGTTGCACCATCATCAGCACTCTTATTTGCATCTAATCTTCTATCTAATAATTTTAGTGGTGTTGCAGTAAAACCAATAGGTGGAGAACCAAGAACATTTGTTATCTCCATTGATTTACCAATTCTCACTGGAACGCTTATATTTTCCTCTAATTTGGTCGTTCTTGGTTTTAGGACATCAATAGACGTTGATCCAACTTTATCGATCTCATAACCCCTTACATA